TCACGTCCCCTTGGTCGTGTGAAGGCGGATCTGCCGCGGTGCGCCGGGCCACAGCCCCGTGGCCACGGCCTGCTCGAAGAGGTCGCGTTTCACCTGGCGAATAGCGGCCTGCAGTTCCTCCACGCTGCGGTACTCGACCGTCTTGTCGCCGAAGCTCACGCGCTTCTCGCCCTTGGCGAGCGCGGCTTGCAGGGCCTCGAGGTCGGCTTGGGTGTAGGCCATCAGCGGTAGACCACGAGGTCGATCTCGGGGGAGTCGGCGAACGACGCCGCGGTGGTCGCACAGCCCACATCGACGTGCGTCGGCGTCTTCTCGTCGGCGGTCGCGCGCACGATCAGCAGCCGCTGCGTGCCCGTGTTGGTGTTGCTGCGTGCGACGCCCACCCAGCAGTAGTTCGCGTCCGGCAGCGGGCTGGCGAAGCTCACGCGGTAGCGCCCTGCGGCCAGCCGCGTGACCGAGGCGACGTTGTGCGCGGCCCGCACGACGATCTGGTTGCCGACATGGCCAAAGCACACCCAGGCACGGGCCAGCCCCGGATGGCTGACATCGATCTTGGTCTTGACCTCCAGGCCGATGCGGCTGGCCAAGGCGCCGATGCGCGAGGCCAGGCTCATCAGACCAGGGCCCCTTCGAAGATCGCGACGAAATCGGTGTCGGTGTCGCCCACCTCAGCCGCGGCCACGGCACCGATGTTGCTGCGCGCCTGGGCCTGCTCGGTAGCCGTCAGGGTCTGCGCCGCGTCGAAGCGCACGCGGTGGTTGACCGCGGCAAGCAGCGCGTCTAGGCCGCTGGTGCCGTCTTGCAGCAGCTGCTGGATCTCCAGCAGCGTGTCGTAGGCGGCATCGGCCCCGCCCAGGATCTCGGCCTTGAGCGTGTCGAGCAGCGTGACGATCTTGCTCGACGAGTAGGTGCTGGTGGTGGCGACCTGGGTGTCGTCGATCGCGCCCGAGGCCACCACCGCGGCCTTCAGCTCGTTGATGGCCGCCACCAGGCTCGACTTGTCGGTGGTGGTGAGCTGGGCGAGGTTCCCGGCCTTCGCGCGGACGTCGTTGAACTCCTGCGCGACGCGGAGCACCAGGCTCTCGATGCGGGTGGTCAGTGACATAGCGTCTCCTCGTCAGGACAGCCAGCGGCTCTTGATCACGCGCCGGCCGGTGTTGCGGTTGCCAGAAACACCCAGGCCACCTCGATGGGTGGCCTCGGTGATCGATTCAGTAGGTGTTTCAAGGGCTGGCGGACTAGCCAGCCCCAGTTGCCGCTCCAGTTCGCGCCAGTGGCGTTCCTCGAAGCGGTCGAGCCCTGCGGCCGCAGCAGCAGCACGGGCATACACGTAGCAGTCCAGCGCTTCGTTGCGCTCACGCACCTTCTGCCACTCCCGCACCGCAAAACCATTCCTGTCGCGGCGGGTGATCAGTTGCTCGGCGCAGAGCTGCTGGATGAACTCGGCGTCGATCTTGGGCAGGTGGACGAAACCGGCCGGGTAGGTCACCGTCACGCCGTCGTCGGCCACCTCCGCGCTCTGGCGCAGGTGGTTGTAGAACTCGAGTTTGGCGAGCCCCACCGCGACCGCATACACCTTGATGCCCCGGCGCAGCTTCTTGCCCGCCTGCGAGACATCGACCGCCGTCGGTGTGCCGATCAGGGCCGCGCCCCCCATCGAACCCGTCCGCACGCCCTTGACCGCCATCACCCGCGCGTCGCGGCAGGCGCGCACGAAGGCGTAGGCCTCCTGTGTCGCAAAGCCGGTGTCCAGCGCCAGGCGGGCCAGCGGCATGGCCGCGCCCGAGGCATGGGTCCAGGTCTCGGCGAGCATCCCGCCCAGCGCCTTCCACACCGCATCCCGTGCGGTGTCGCCCATCAGCACCCGGTGCTCGATGAGCCAGGCCTCCTTGCCACGCCCGAAGGCCCAGACCGAGACCTCGATGCGGTCCTTCTGCACGTCGGCGCCGGCGGTGAGCAGCAGGCCGCCTGCGGGAATGGTGCCGATGGCATAGTCCTCGCGGCGCTCCAGCAGGCGTTGCCAGTCGGGCGCTTCGCCCTCCTCGACCCAGGTCTCGCCGAGCTCGGTGTTCTTGAAAGTCTTGATGGCAGCGGCCGATCCCGACTCTATACTGACGGCGGCTTCCCACGCGGCGGCGATCTCGCACCAGGCGCGCCAGCCCAGCGGGCTGTACAGCGACGACAGATGAAACCCCGCCGTCTTGCCCGAGCCTTCCGCCGTCGCGCGCCACTCGCCGTGCTCCAGCATCCAGGTCTTGTGGTGCTCGGCGATCGCCGTCTCGCATGATTCGCACACATACGCCGCCGTCTCGGGCCGGCCCTTCTCCCAACGCAGTTGCTCGAAGCGCAGCCACTGCCGGTGCGAGCAATGCGGGCAGGGCACGAAGTAGCGGCGCTGGTCGCTGGCCTCGTACTCACGCTCGATGGCCGAGGCGCCCGCGATCGTCGGCGTCGAGACGATGAAGATCTTGCGCCGCGCAAAGGTGCGCGTGCGCGCCTCAGCGAGCGAGATCGCATCGCCCTCCCCCTCGACATCGAGCGGGTAGCGTCCACCTCGTCGAGAAAGAGATAGCGCACCGGCATCGAGCGCAGGCCCACCGCGCTGTTCGCGCCGGTCACTCACCAGCACGCCGCCGCGGAACTCCTTGGCGAGGATGGTGTTGCCCGAGTCGCGCGAGCGTGCCGGGGCGATCAGCTCGGAGAGCACCGGCGACTCCTCGATCAGCGGGTCGATGCGCTGCTTGGAGTTGCGCTTGGCCATCTCCACGGTGGGCCAGACCGCCATCATCGGCCCGGGGGCGTGGTGGATCACGTAGCCGATCCAGTTCGAGCCGGTCTCGGTCGCGCCCACCTGCGCGCCCTTCATGAACACCACGCGCTCGATGGGCGAGGTCGGCGACAGGCAGTCCATGATCGCCTTCAGATACGGCGTGCGGCTGGTGCGCCAGCGCCCCGGCTCGCTCGAGGCCTTGCTCGACAGCACCCGGTGACGGTCGGCCCATTCGGAGACGGTGAGCAGCGGGTCCGGCATGAGGCCCTCGCGCCAAGCGCGCTCGATGACGTCCCAGCCCTCATAGGCGAACTCGTCCATCAATCGACCCGAACCTTGAGTTCCCCGAGCTCGGCGAGGTGCTCGCGCACGGCGGCATCCAGGGCCACGTGCAGGGTGTGGGCCTCCACGCCGAGCCGGGCCGCCATCTGCGCCGAGATCCGCGCCGGCCAGTTGAGCCAAGCGTCGCGCTCCGTACGGGCGAGCTTGAACACATGCGCGATGGCCTGGTGGCGATCGACCAGTTCGCCCTTGAGGCGGGCCAGCCGCACCTTGTTGGTCTGCGCCTTGACCACCTCGTTGACCGTGCGCGCCTGCACGAGCGTGGTGCCGCCTGCGGGCAGGCCGGTGGCGAGGTTGGGGGCCGGATCCTCCGCCACCCGCACCTTCACGGTCCGGGAGCCCGTTCCCGCCTTCGGCGGCTCGGAGTTCCGGGTCCAGTCGCGGTCGGCCCGGTCTGGGTCGATGGTGCCGTCCGCCTCGGGCGTGATGCGCCCGGCGCGGATGGCCTTGTGCACGGCGGTGTCCGATACCCCACGGTGGCGGGCGTAGGCGCGAATCGAGATGCCCATGGCCCTCTTCGATCAAGTCATCGTCAGTTCTTGGCCAACACCCGCAGAAAACGCTTGGCTTCACGGGCGAGAAGCGCGTTCATCACGTCACTCCGAACCACCCGATCGAAAGGACGCCCGATGAACCCCCACATCCCCGACCTTCTCGCCACCAAGCTCGCCGAGGCCGCCCTGACCGTGCTGGTGCGCACTTGCCGCAAGGAGGTGGCCGCCGCCAGCCGCGACGAGCTCGAAGCCGCCTGCGCCGCGATGCGCGCCAAGGCCCGGCCGGTCATCGACCGCTTGTTTGACGACGCAAGGGCTGCGCCCTGGGTCGGCGAGATGGCCTTCCACGCCGCCGCGCTCGAACTGGCGCAGGCCGGCATCTCGGTGTTGCGCAAGGTCTGACGAGCAATGCGAAGCCAAGCAAGAACGCTTGGCTTCTCACGCGAACAGCGCGTTCATCACCTCACTCGATCACCACGCACCAAGGAGCAGACCATGACCCTGCGCATCCGCCAACCCCAGGTCACCGACACCAACGGCAACGCCCTCGGCACCCGCCTGATCCGAATCGAGTTCGACGAGCAAGGCCCAGCGACCGTGATGCACGACGGCCAGCGTTACGACTTCACCGGCAAGACCGGCACCCACCTCAAAACCGGCTTGGCGGTGCGCGAGATGGCCACCGCGCGCGATGCGCGCCTGTGGATCAGCCTCGATGGCGAGCACCTGTGGGAAGACTGACTCGCGCCGATCCATCCCTATCCAGGAGCAGACCATGAGCACCATCACCCTGACCCCCGCCCAGCACGCGATCCTGGCCCATGCGCTCGAGCACAGCGACGGCCGAATCGACTGGTTCCCCGAGCACATCCAAGGCGGTGCCCGCCGCAAGGTGCTCGACGGCCTGGCCAACCGCGCCCTGATCGCCCGCCAGGGCGAGGTCTGGGTCGTTGCCGACGCAGGCTACGAGGCCTTGGGCGTGCCGCGCCCGGGTGCCCGCACCGCCCAGCGCCAGTCCTTCGTTGCGAAACTCGATGCGGTGATCGCCCGGGCCGAGCAGGCGCAGACGGCGCGCGACGAGGCCGACCTGGAGGCGGCGGTGAACGCCGCCGAAGCGGCCTGGGCGCAGGATGCGCATCGCAGCGCCGAGCCGCGCCGCCCCCGCGCCCACAGCAAGCAGGCGCAGGTGATCGCGATGCTGCAGCGTCCCGAAGGCGCCACCCTCCGCCAGATCATGGACAGCACCGGCTGGCAGGCGCACACGGTGCGCGGCACCTTGGCCGGGGCGCTGAAGAAGAAACTGGGCCTGACGATCGTCTCCGAGAGATCCCCGGGCGGCGAGCGCGTCTACCGGCTTGCCTGAGTCGCGATGGGGCAGCACATCCCGCGCGGGCTGCCCTATCTGACCGGGTTCGTGATTCACTGCGCGATCGCCGACGAGTCGCTCGCCGCCTGATCGAAGGCCAGGCCATCCGCCTCGCGGGTGGCTTGCTGGCCCGTCCAGTCCTGCCAGCGCCGCACGATCACGTCCGCATACTTCGGGTCGAGCTCGATCAGCCGCGCCACGCGCCCGGCCTTCTCGGCGGCGATCAAGGTCGTGCCCGAGCCGCCGAAGGGGTCGAGCACCACGTCGCCGGGGCGGCTGGAGTTGCGGATGGCCCGCTCGACCAGATCCACCGGCTTCATGGTCGGGTGCAGATCGTTCTTCGCTGGCTTCTTGATCTGCCAGACGTCGCCTTGGTCGCGGTCGCCGCACCAGTGGCGCGTCGCGCCTTCGGGCCAGCCGTAGAGGATCGGCTCGTACTGGCGCTGGTAGTCCGAGCGGCCCAGCGTGAAGGTGTTCTTGGCCCAGATGATGAAGGTCGACCAGTGCCCGCCGGCGGCGCGGAAGGCCGCTTGCAGCGTGTCCAGTTCGCTGGAGGACATGGCGACGTAGATCGCGCCTCGGGTGTGCGCCATGATCAGCGCCAGCGCATCAAAGAGGAAATCGTAGAAGCCTTCGCCCAGCGCATCGTTGAGGATGGGGCGGTGTTTGCCGCGCAGCTTGTCCTTCGCGCTGTTGGCGTAGTTCACGTTGTAGGGCGGATCGGTGAAGACCATGTCCGCCCGCTCGCCGTCCGGAAACAGGCGCGCGTAGGCCTCGGCGGTGGTCGCGTCCCCGCAGACCAGGCGGTGCGGCCCGAGCCGCCAGACGTCGCCCGGCTTGGACACCGGCTCTTCCGGCATCTCCGGGATGGCGTCGTCCTCCGTCCGGCCCTCGATCTGTGGTTCCTCATCGGCCAGCAGTTCTGCCAGTGCATCGGCGTCGAATCCGGTGAGATCGAGATCGAAGCCATCGTCCTGCAGCGCCTCCAGTTCGATGCGCAGCAGGGCATCGTCCCAGGTCGCGAGTTCCGCGAGCCGGTTGTCCGCGAGCACCAGGGCGCGGCGCTGGGTCGGCGTGAGGTGATCGAGCACCACCACCGGCACGGTGGCCAGACCCAGCTTACGCGCCGCGGCAAGCCGCCCATGGCCCGCGACCAGCACACCGTCGGCGCCGGTGAGAATGGGATTGACGAAGCCGAACTCCGCGATGGAGGCCGCGATCTGGGCGATCTGCTCGTCCGAGTGCTGGCGGGCGTTGCGCACGTAGGGCAGCAGCTTGTCGATCGGCCAGTGCTCGATGCGATCGGCCAGCCAGCTCATGCAGTGACCTCCGCCGTCTCGCCCAAGCGCTCGGCCGAGACCTCGGCGAAGGGCTGGCCGGTGGCCTCGAGCACGGGCTCCATGCCCGGGTGGTGCTGCAGCCAGCGGCGCAGCGCGACGTCCACGTACTCGGGGGCGAGTTCGATGGCGCGTACCTGGCGGCCGGTGAGTTGCCCGGCCAGCAGCGTGGTGCCCGAGCCCGCGAACGGCTCGAAGACGATCTCGCCCGCGTCGGTGTAGGCCTCGATGAAGAACTTCGGCAGGCCCAGCGGGAACACCGCCGGATGGTCGATGCCTTCACCGATGCGGCCGCGCTGGCGCGTCACCTCGACGACCGAGTCTGGGATGCGGAACTCCTGCGTGGGCTGTCCGGCATGGTTCCAGGCGCCGACCTTGCCGTCCTTGCCGCGCATCGCGGTGGACGAACCGTCGGCGCGCAGGTGCGTCTCGTGCCCGGCCCACTTGCAGGGCACGATCTTGTTCGGCTTGCGCGAGCGTCGGTTGAAGTGGAAGACGAACTCGTGCCGGGGCGCCAGCCGCCCGGCCCAGTCGCCGGGCACGGTCACCGACTGGTCCCACACGTACCAGCCAAAGCGCCGAAAGCCCTGCGTGCGCATCCATGCGATCCAGCCGTCCCAGTACGGCTGCCACTCGTTGTCGCGATGCACGAGCCCGAGGTTGACCAGGATTTGCGCGTCCTCGCGCAGTGCCGCGCGGGCAGCGCCGAACACGCCCTGCATGAGCGCGTTCCAGTCAACGATTCCGCCGGTGGTGTAGTCGCGCTGGTTCGCGTAGGGCGGGCTGGTAAAGAGCAGGTGAGCGCGCTCGCCATTGATGAGGCGCGCGACGGCGGCCGCGTCGCGGCTGTCGGCGCAGAGCAGTCGGTGTTCACCGATCAGCCACAGATCGCGGGGGCGTGTGACCGCCACCGCGGGCGGTGTGACGTCGTCCTCGTCCGGGTCGCGGACCAAAGCGCTCGTGTCCTCTTCGGCGGACGGTTCCGTCTTCTCGATGGCGTCGAGCAGGCCTTCGATCTCGGAGGCCGAGAAGCCGGTCAGGTCCAGATCGAAGCCGGCGTCGGCCAGTTCGGCGAACTCCAGCGCCAACATCGCCTCGTCCCAGCCGGCATCGAGCGCGAGCCGGTTGTCGGCGATCACGTAGGCGCGCTTCTGCGCAGGCGTCAGGTGCGCGAGCTCGATCACCGGCACCTCGGCGAGCCCCAGCTTGCGTGCGGCCAGCAGCCGGCCGTGACCGGCGATCACACCGTGCTCGCCATCGACCAGGATCGGGTTGGTCCAGCCGAACTCGGCGATGCTGGCGGCGATGCGCGCGATCTGCTCGTCGCTGTGCGTGCGCGGATTGCGGGCGTAGGGGATCAGCGTCTCGACCTTGCGGTACGTGACGGCGAGCGTGTCCAGAATCGGTGCCTCGGAAACGAAGAAGCCCGCCGACGGCGGACCGTGGGCGGGCTGGGAGTGTCGGGGAGAAGGTCTCGGGCTGGAGGGCTGCAAACCGCAAACCCTGCAAACCTCGGTTTGCACCCTGACGCTATCGAAGCGCCGCGCTCGCGCCCCCCGCACTGGGCTATTGGCCAGGAAGGACCCGTCGATGCCCGGGCGGCTTCCTCGACCGTCACCGCTGTCCAGACCTTAGCCGAAATGCTACCCCCAAACGGGCGGATCTGTTGCAGCGGCCAAAGCCGCATCACGCCGCAGACGCACGCGGATGCACGACCCCACCCGCCAAATCACGCCAAAACACTACGCCGTCAAGGCGACGCCGTTGAGGTGATCGGCCACCAAATGCAACGCCCGCTGCCACCGCCGCCAGGCGGTGGTCCGGTCGCAGCCGAAGCGGGCGCAGATGTCGCGCCAGCGGTGGCGCTCGGCGCGCATCCATACCAGGTGGCGTTCCTCTTCCTCCAGCCACAAGACCCAGCGCATGGTCTCGAGCATCCGCTCGACCGTCTCGGGTGCGGGCGGGAAGCGCCGGATCGAGGGTTCGGCCCCCAGCGTCTCCCAGGGCATGCGCCGGATCGCGGGCCAGGTGTTGAAGTAGCCCTGCACGCGCACGGGCGGCAGGCGGTGGGCGGTGATGGCCGCCTCCCGGAAGCGTTCGGCCACACGCTCGACGGTCCACTCAGCCATGGCGCGCCTCCCGTGCACCGTAGAGCCGCTCGCCGATCTGCCGGATCAGCTCGCGTTCCATCCAGTCGAGCCGGTCGTCCTCGAGGGAGACGACGAGCAGGCGTTGCTCGCGCCAGCCGCGGCGTTTGACGGCCTCCACGTCCATCGACTCGGGTTGCAGCCGGCCGAGCGGGCAGCGGTAGCGAGGGGTCGGGATGTCCATCTCACGCCTCCTGCGCCGCGTCGTGATGCTGGATGGCCCAGTGCAGCAGGGCCAGCGCGTCGGCTTCGTTGTCGTCGGTGGGCAGGTAGCCGCGCGCGCGCATGGCCGCCATCATCTCGTCCTTGCTCGCATTGCCCTTACCGGTGACGTGCTTCTTGATCGTGCCCACCGGCACGCCCTGGTAGGGGACGCCGTGGTGCTCGCACCAGGCCGTGAGCGTGGCGAGGAACCCGCCGTAGGCGTGCGCGGCATCGGTGGAGGCGTGGCGGCGCACTTCCTCGAAGACCAGCGCGTCGATCCCGTCGGCGTGGGCCTTCAGCTCGGTGAGCCAGCGCTTGAAGCGCAGGAAACGCATGCCGCCGCCTTCGAAGCGCTGTGGCTTGAAGGATTGGCTGCCGCTGATGATTCGGCCCGTGTGGTCGCGCAGCGCCCAGCCGGTGGTGGTGCCCAGGTCGAGGGCCAGGATCGTGGTGTGCATGGTGTCAGTCCTCGTTCGGTGGGGACTGACGCATCCGACGCACGATATCGATAGTTCCCGTGAGGCGCGCGCACGCGCGCGCGCGTAGAGACTTACGATGGACAGCGTCAGATGCGTCAGTCCTGTCGGTGGTCACGGGTGTTCAGTCGTCGGCATAGGGGGTGTAGGCGGGCTGCATCGGGTGCTTGAGACCCACGCCACGGAAGCCCCGGATGCCGGCGGCGTTGCGCCATTTCTCGACGCCGCGGGTGATCAAGAGGTCGGAGAAGCGGCGCTGTGAGCCGACGAACTCGCCGGCGGCCTCCGCCCACTGCTTCCAGTCGGTGAACAGTTCGGCGGTCAGTGACTTGGCATTGGCCTCGCGCACGCAGCGCTCCTCCAGCCAGCGGCCCAGCGCGTCCTCGGCTTCGAAGTACTCCTCGGTGGCGGCCACGACCTGCGGCGGCGGATCGAGCCGGCCCAGGCGCTGCCAGGCCAGGCACCCTTCCAGCGCCCAGGCCAGGATGCCGTCCCGCTCGGCCAGCAACTTCTGCTGCAGGTGTTTGTCGCGCCGCTCGGGCGGCACGGTGATCGTGAAGGGGATCAGGTGCAGCCTCCGCTTCATCGCCTCGTCGATGTTGCGGATGGCGGGCTTGTGGTTGCCAGCGACGAAGAGCTTGAACTGTGGCGAGAACTCGAAGAAGTCCTGGCGCATGAAGCGCGCGGAGATCTTGTCGCCGCCCGTGAGGCTCTTGACCTTGGATTCGGCCCAGCGCCGCCCTTGCTCGGTCTCGATGGAGGAGACGAAGCGCGCCCCGCGCAGGCCCGCCATGTCGGTCGGATGGCGGTCGCCGCGCGCCTCCATGAAGGTGTCCATCGGCGCGCTGGCGGCGTAGTCGCCGAGGATCGTGGCCAGGGTGTTCACGAACACCGACTTGCCGTTGGCGCCGGTGCCATAGAGGAAGAACAGCGCATGCTCCTGGGTCGAGCCGGTCAGGCAGTAGCCGCTGACGCGCTGCAAATAGGCTTGCAGGTCGGCGTCGCCGCCGGTGACTTCGGCAAGGAAGCGCCGCCAGGTCGGGCAGTCGCCGCCGGGCGTGGCGGTGGTGATCTTGGTCATGCGGTCGGCGCGGTCGTGTGCGCGCATGCGCCCCGTCCTGAGGTCGACCACGCCGCCTGGGGTGTTGAGCAGCCAGGGATCGGCGTCCCACTCGGCGGTGGTCGCGGCGTGGCGTCGGTCTGCGCGAGCCAGGCGTTCGACGCCGCCGACGGTGCCGGAGGTGGCCAGCTTGGCCGCCAGCTTCGGGTTGTCGGCCTGCAGGGCAGCGTGTCGGCAGACACCGCGGATCAAGTCGGTGGCCGCCAGCGTCTCCTCGTTGCGCCAGCGCCGACCGTCCCACACCAACCAGCGGCCCCAGGCCGCCACGTAGCGCCAGTCGCGGTGGTAGCGCCGGGTGAAGGCCAGCGCCAGGGCATCTTCGGTGCCCCACACCGATTCATCCGCGCCGATCACCGGCTCGCCGGGGTCCGCAATGTCATGCACCTGCATACGCGGACCGTGGGCGAGGAAGGCCGCGACGTCGAAGCCCTCCATCACGGCGTCCGCCGCGTCCCAGCCCTCGGCGGCTTCCTCGGGTGGGTAGAGGATGTGGCAGGTCTTCGCGCCCGCCGACAGAATCGCCTGGGCCGCCTGCACGGCGTACTCCCAGCCCGGCTTGTCGCGGTCGGGCCAGATCAGCACCGCCTTGCCCGCCAGCGGCGACCAGTCGGTCTTGTCCACGGGCGCATTCGCCCCGTGCATCGCGGTGGTGGCCACGATCCCGAGCTCGATCAAGGCCTGGGCGCACTTCTCGCCCTCGACCAGCACGACCTGGGCGGCGTTGTGGATCCCCGGCTGGTTGTAGAGCGGCCGCGGCTCGGGCGGGGCCATCTTGCGGCGGCGCGCGTCCCAGGGCCGGAATTCCTTCTTGCGCCCGGGCGGGTCGTAGCGGTAGACCACGGCGATGAGGCGCCCTTGTGCGTCGAGGTAGTCCCACTTGGCGGTGGCCGGCCCTAGCTCATCGGTTGGCGGCTCCGCCTTCTTGCGTTTGGATGGCAGGCGAGCAGCCCTGCCGACCAGTTGCCCGGCGACCTCCAGCACGCGGGCAAAGTCGGTCTGGGCATCGAGCCCGTGGTGAGCGCCGATCAGGTGGAACACATCGCCGCCGGAGCCTTCGGCGCGGTCGGTCCACAGTCCCGCCTTGTCGCCGTCGAGCACGACTTCCAGGCTGTCGCCCGGGCTGCCGAGCACGTCGCCGATGACGAACTTGCCGCGGCGCTTCTTTCCAGCGGGGAACAGGGTGAACAGCACCGACTCCAGCCTCGCGAGCAGCGCGGCGCGCACGGCCTCGCGGCGTTCGGACGCCGGGATCTCGGGCGCGGGTGCGGTGTCATTGAAGTCCAGCATCCGACTCCTCCTCGTGCCCTGCGTCGGCCGTGAGCAGGGCTTGACGTTCCTCCATCCACGCCATCAGTTCGGAGAGCTTGAAACGCAGCAGCTTGCCCACCCGGTAGTGCGGCAGGCGCAGACGCCGGCGCTCCTTCGCGTGCGTGAGCCAGTAGTGCGGCAGATTGAGCGCCAGTGCCGCCTCGCGTGCGTCGATCAGGCGCTCCCCGAGCACCGGGTGCAGTGGTCTGTCGGTCATGCCGCGGCCCTCCAGCACCGGTCCTGCCACGGGCACATCCGGCACTCGACATGGGTGGGATCGGCGAAGGCGCGTGGAAGCAGTTCGCCCGCCTTGGTGGCCGTGATGACCTTCACCGCCCGGTCCGACATGCGCTGCGCCAACGCCGCGTCGAACGGCACCCACTCGGCATGGATCTCCATCGTGTCGGCGTTCACCGCGGTGAAGAGCGCCGGGTAGGTGTGCAGTTCGAGATAGGCCTGGTAGAGCGCCACTTGCGCGGCGTAGACCGGGCGGGCAGACGCGAGCCGGTGCTTCTCCAGTTCCCGCCACGACTTGGCGCTCAAGGCTTTGTTCTCCCACAGCGCGGGATAGCCGCTGTCGTGGCCGAGGTCGGGCCCGGCGACGAGCACGCCATCGACGTGGCCCTGCAGGCGCCCGTCGAGCGCCGAGAAGCCGAAGGGCTCGCCCGCGTCGGTGCGCGTGCGCAGATCGAAGCCCGCGGCACGCAGCCAGGTCACCATGCAGTCCTCGATGACGTGGCCGCGCTCGAAGACGCGCAGCAGGCGGCCGTCGGTCTCGCGACCCGGATCGACCGGGGCGTCGGCGAACTCGTACTGCAGCGCGCGCTCGCAGGCGACCCCGAGGCGCGAGGCGCCGAGGTAGGTGCGGCGAGGCTGCGCCGCGCGAGACTGCTGCATCCCGGCATCGATCAGCGCCGTGAGCTGACCCGACAGGCTCTTGGAGGCGTTGAAGTCCATCATCGCCGCGCCTCCTTGGGTGCTGCCGTGCGTGCCGTCTGCGCTTGAGCCTTCGGCTCCTCCCACGGCAGATCGTCCTCGAGGTCGGCGAAGGGGTCGGACACCGGGTCTTTCAAGCCCCGCACCGGCGGATACTTGGTCGCCTCGTGGTGCTCGACCATCGCCTCCGTGTAGCAGGTGACGATGGCGTCGATCACCTGGAGCGCCTCGGCCTCGGAATACTCGCCCAGCGGCTTGTCGAAGCCGATCTCCTCGGCCGCCGCGCCGAAGGCCTTGAGGCACTTCTTCATCGCGGCCAGTTCGACGTCAGACGGGTCGATCATGGCCACCTCCGTCTTGGGCGTGCGTCCTTCCTGCACCCGCAGCCACTGACCGTAGAGCGCATGAAACACCTGCTGGCAACGCCGCGAGCAGAACACCCAGTCGATCGGATAGCGCCGGGCATCGCCCACCGGATGCCGAAGGTCCGAGTGGCCGTAGCCGCCCGCCTGTCGTTTGCAGACCCAACACTTCACTGACCCTCCTCTCACTGCGCCCAGGCCGGTTTGCCCGGCACGGCGGGGCGTTGCGGGTTGACGGGCGGCGTCGTGCGCGGCGGGGTTGCTGCGGCGGGCGCGCCGGTGGAACCACTGCCGGGGTTCTTCGGCGGCAGCCCCATCAGGCGGGCGTAGTCCGGGTGGTCGGGCTCGACGGCGTTTCGGATGACGTTCTTCAACTCACCCCGGCCGTCCTTCTCCACGTCGATGCGGGCGAGGAACTCGATGCTGTCGAGCTCGTGGAAGCCCTGGATGCGCCGCGCGGCGGCGGCCTGCGGGCTCATGTCCTGCGGATGGACGTTGCGGGCGGAATTGAGCACGGCGCGCACGAAGCTGCGCCCCATCTGGCCCCAGGCCGGGCCCTTCGCGCTGTGCAAGCCGATGTTCGACCACAGCTTGCGCCGGGCGTACTCGCCCTCCAGCACCACGAACTCGGCCGCCAGATACACCGAGCCGGACTCGTTGCTCTGCGTGGCGTAGCCGCCGGTCCAACCCTGGGCCGGGTCGTCAAAGCCCCCGGGCTTGAGCGTCATGCGCACGCGGGCGAGCGTGCCCTTGGGGATGAGGTCGAAACTGGGCTGCTGCTGCGCGTCGTTGAAATCGCACCAATCGGTCATGGCTTACTCCTTGGATGTCGGGATTCGAGTGGCAGCGGCGCACTTGTCGATCAGCGCGCGCAGGTTCGGCGGCTCCAGCAACTCGAGCTGGCCGGAGCGGTCCTTGGCCGGGACGCCGTAGGGGTTCACCGTGTGGCAGACGAAGGCGCGGTAGATTGATCCGTCCTCGGCCTTGATCTCCGCCAAGGTGACCACCTCGTCGACGATGCCGGGCAGTTCCGCGGCGGTCTTGGCGCCCTCGATCTGCGGCACGAAGACCTTGCGGTTGAAGTCGTCCAGGCGCTCGTCGAGGATGGCCACGAACACGACGTGCTTGCCGCGCGCGTGCTGCAGGTGGGTCAGCGCCCCGATGAGTTCCGAGCCGAGCAGGCCGTAGGCGCCCCGGGTGTCGGGCTTGCCAGTGCGCTCGCTGTAGGCCTGCGGCTGGGTCTTGGCCCAGACGAGCGCCAGGCGCGCGAGCACGGTGATGCTGTCGACGAAGTAGGTGTCGTACTTGGCGAGTTGACCGGGATCGCCGTAGCGCTCGCACACATGCCGGTAATGCGCCTCGGAGTACGGCGCATCCGCCGGCAGCGCCGGGTTCGGGCCGGCCAGGAACACCACGAGATCGCGGAACTCCGGCCAGGTGGTCGGGCGCACGCAGTCGCCGCGCCAGTCCTTGACGGCCAAGTCGCCAGCCTCGAGGTCGACGAACAGGGTCGAGGCTTCGGGCAGGGTCTTCAACTGGCTGGTCTTGCCGATGCCGCTCTTGCCCAGCAGCACGAGCTTCACGCCCTGCTTCTCGCGCAGCCGCTGGTCGGCGGTGATGATGGGGAGGGCCATCACGCCACCTCCTTCAGCCGCTCCGCGACCGCCGGGTTCCAGAGGATCTGGTAGCCGCTGTGCCCGTTGCGCGAGTACGGCATGGCTTCGGCCCAGGCCTCGCCGGCCTCGGTCAGTTCCCACTCGTCGCGTTCGTTGCGCAACTGCAGGCCGTGCGCGGCCAGACGCTGGTTGGTGGCCTTGGCCGACAGGCCGAGCAGCCTGCCGAGCTGGGTGGCGTTGAGCGAGCAGATCGCCTCGTTCGCGGCAGTGTCCCTGGCAGGAAGGGCGCGGCGCAGCGTCTCGACCGCCAAGCCCGTGTTCTCCTGGATGCAGGTGAGCGTGGCCGCCATCGCGATGCCGGGTTTGACCCCCGGCACCTTGGCCACGGCCTCGCCGATCAGCAGCAGAGCGGCGACGCGGTCCTGGGTGGGTGCCGGCAGGGTCGGGCGTGCACTTGGCGCCGTGTAGCTGCCCGTCTTGCGGATCGCCGGCAGCACCTCGTGTGTCACCCAGCGCTTGAAGTGCTTGGCCTCGCGCTTGCGGCTACCCAGCACCAGGCTGTAGAGGCCGGGCTCGTTGACGACGTTGACCTGGTCATTGCCGCGCGAGATGCCCTGAATCGAGATCAGGGCTTGCTCGTCAGGGTCCAGCCGCGCCAGGGCGCGGGTGGTGTTCGGCAGTTCAAGAACCGCGCACACATCCGCCGCGACGAACCACGGTTCGCCTTGGGCATCCGTGACGACCCGGACCGGACGGCCTTCGAAATCAAACGGGATCAGTTCGGTGCTCATGGATCACTCCTCCGAGACGAGGGCCAGCCGGAAGTCGTGGGCTTGCCGGGCTTGACGGTGCGGGCGGCCNCGAACCCGGCGCGCAGTGCCGGCGGCCAGTTGGAGAAGCGCGATTCCGAGACGGAGTACTCGACGTCCAGGTAGTCCTCGACCTTCTCGCCGGCGGCGGCGATGCGCCGGGCGATGGCGGCCAGTTGCGCCTGGTCCCAGGACACGCGCTTCGGGACATCGATCGTCACGCGAAGCAGCCCGTCCTTCAGGTGCACGACGCCGAAGTCCTTGCCCGCCTCGAGGCGTGCAGCACGGGCCTGCTCGCCGTAGGCGGATTCGAGTGCGGCGTCGAACTTCGCGCGGGCCTGCTTGAGCCAGGCGAGCGCTTCGTCCAGGTGGCGGCTGATCTCCGCCTTCTGGGCAGGCGGCAGCGCGGCCAGCTGGCCGACGGACATCGCGGCGATGTCGGCGGGGTAGAGGGTCAAATCGCTCAT